TTCTTTCTCCATGTTTTCGGCATACTTTTCGAGTAGCCATTTGTTATATTTCTTTATGTATTCTTCTTGGGTTAGTTTTACTGCTCCAAAGGCAGCGTTCTCATCGCAATGATCAAGCCACATCCTGCTACAGAACTGGCTAAAGGTACTGTTCATCCTTCACAACTTAAACATTCTACATCTTCAAGCCTGACTCGTTCTACTTTAACATTCACGTTCTCAGCATTACGAGCAGCATCCGATCTAAAATAATATAGTGATTTTAATTTATTCATAGCGTACCAATGTACATCGTTTACATATTGTAAGTACTCATCATGCACAGCCTGAGACTCGGTAGCTTTAGGCATAGTGAAAAATAAATTAACACTTTGACTTTGGCAAACATATTCTTGTCGCATGTGAGCATGTTCAACTATATAAATTTGGTTAATCTCATTAGCTGTTTTAAATATTTCTTTCTCCTCGTCTGTTAGAACATCTATCCCTTGTGCTGACCCACTAGCACCAGTTATACTCTTCCAAATCTTTTCTCTTTCTTCTACATTCAATCCTTTTTTCTTAAAAACTTTGTCCAAGTACTTGTTTCTAACTTGGTATGAGCCTGATAAAGTTTTGTGCGTATAAGAATTAGCACGATATGGTTCAATACTAGGGGAAGTACCGCCACATATAATAGAGCTACTGGCATTAGGAGCAATAGCCAAGAGATGAGCGTTACGATGATTGCTGCCGTGTACATCAGGAGCTTCCCCACGTTCTGAGCTAAGTCTTTTAGTTGCTGCCACAGCCTGTTCTTTAATGTGGGAGAACGCGACATTATTAATACTAGTAGATCGTAACCCTTGGAAAGGTAAACCTTTACTTTGGAGTAGAGCATGAAAGCCCATCGCTCCAAGACCCACCGACCTTTCTCTATACGCTGAATAAGCAGCTTTAAGTAATCCTTCTTTTTCTTCTTTAACATAATTTTTAAACCTCTCAAAATTTGCACTGTACCCACCAAGTCTTGAGGTGTGTATAATGTCTTCTATAAAATGCTCTAACACATTGTCAAGCATCGTAATTAGATCATCAATAAACTGATCATCTTTCTTCCACTTATCAAAGTGTTCTAAGTTTACACTAGACAAACAACATACTGCTGTTCTTTCTTCATTAGTGGGTAACACTATCTCTGAACATAAGTTACTCTGATTTATTTTTAAACCTAAATCTTTCTGTCCTTGTGGTAAGTGTTCGTTACAGGTGTCAATGTTAATCATGTAAGGCTCGCCTGTCTCTGCTCTTGCATTTAACATCTGCCACCATAAATCTCTAGCACTAACTATCTTAACAGCTTCATTAGTTTTAGGATCAATCAATCTCCAATCTGTATCTTCTTGAACTGCTTTTAAAAACTCGTTAGTTATATTAACAGCGTTATGAATATTAAGATTCTTTCTATTTATATCTCCACCTGATTCTTTACGCATGTTAATAAACTCTTCAATCTCTGGATGAGATATGTCTGAGTAAGCTGCGTAGCTACCTCGCCTAGTCACGCCTTGATTGAAGGCTAACATCTCTGCGTCTACTACATGCATGAATGGGATTGAACCAGTAGAACGGCTATAGTTAGAAGTATCAATACCATTGCTTCTAACATCTCCCCAATATCCACCGATGCCTCCACCTGAACTTGCGAGCCAAATGTTCTCATCATAGTGATCAGATAGACCACGCCTGCTATCAGGTACGTAATTGAGAAAGCAGCTAATAGGTAAGCCACGAGTCGTTCCTCCGTTAGAAAGTATAGGGGTACTAAACATAAACCAACAGTCGGAACTGTATTGATAAAGCCTTTGGGCAAGATCAAAATCAGTTTCTCCTTTATACGTTGCACCAAAGACTGATGCTCTTGCGAATGCTTCTTGTGCATGAGTTTCTTCCTCCCAAAAATATCTATCCTTTAATGTATCTAAACTAAACTTATCTAGTTTCTTTTCTTTGTTATAGTCTATAACAATTCCTAAGTATGGTTTCTTTCCTACTTTATCTTCAACCATTATTGATTCTCCTTATCATTTAAGTACAATGCTATTAATGCGTAGTGTATAATCTTAAGTAGGTCTGCGTCAGACTTACCATCTTTCTTTCCGTATCTCATAGCATACTTCATAATGTTACCTACACAAAATCCTTCTCCATGTCCTGCGTCTATAATCATATCAGTTGCTTGATACTTAGAGTGAGCGTAGTGCTGTGTATAAGTATCATCAATGTACTGTTGAACACCACGTAAGTTTATACCTTCATCAAATTTATATTCCATATTTATTCTATCCATTGTTTAGGTAAGTCAAATTCGCTATACCATTTAAAGTTATTTTTCTCTGCCCATTCTGCATGAGTTCTTTTACTACCGTCTTTTCTTTTTTTAGCTGCCGGCATAGGTGCTAAAGGTTTTGCAAAGATGAACACAAGTTCTTGATGTTCTTGTAAACTTTTGCGTATCCAAATATATTTACTGTACTCTGCATAATCCCAGAACCTACCCTTTGCTTCAATTAAATATTCAACCTTGTTAAAAGTTTTTCTGAAGTCAGGCTCGTAAGTATGCTTAACTATATAAGCTACTGTGTCACCATGATGTGACCAAGACTTTAATTGATTAGTGTGTAATTTATATTCCCAATTAGAATCATATCCTTTAGGTAAATCTTTTTCTATTGGTCTAACCTTTCTTGGTTTTCTGAATCCTTTCTTCATTAGTGTATTATCTCATTTTTATAGATGCCTGTCAACCTAAAATTACATTCTTCATTAAGTAATTCTAAAAGTTTCATGATTACTTCATCGTCAATTTTATCTAGTGAACTACCGGCAAAAATATAACTACCTACAACCATGATTAGTTCGTCTAGTTCTATCGTGTTAAGATCATAGTGAGGATTATCTCCCATGCTCTAGCTCGTGTACTTTAATTGTATGAAAGTCTCGTCTGCCTTTACGAATAAGTTTCTTAATTCCTTTTGTAAACCAACGTAAAGTGTACGCAGAAATATGTAACTGCCTGTTAGCATAGACATGAGTTTGATCAGGGATATAATCTTGAACATTATCTATTGAGACTTTATCTTTTTCTTCGTCAGGTACTACACTACGTAACCACTCAACCATTAAGTGCTTTGCGTGTTTTCTTATTTTCTTTTCTTGCTTTGAATTCATTTGTTATTTCCTGTACTTTAGGTTCTTTAACTACTTGTGTTAGATATGAAAGACCATTAGCATACTTAAATATTCTAAGACCTTTTCCGTTATTGGTATCTTTGTGACACTCAACCTTATGCCTACAAAAGAAACATCCTCTGGCAAGTTTCATGTTGCCCGACTTACCATCAGGGATGGAAGTGTAACAGATTTCAGGCGGTGTGTCCACCTTTAAAGACTTTTTTACCTTACTTATTTTACTCTGTATATTAGGTTTGTCAAGCTCTTCTGGAATATAAAGTGCAAGTTCTCCTGATTCTTTATTCATTGCCAAGAATCCACCTTCAGAAGTGCCGTGTCCTGCTTCGTACCCTGCAAGTTGTGCAAGGTATCCAAAGGTATCATCGTCTGCTAGTGTGCCGTCTTTAAATTTCTTGAAGGCGAATCCTGATGCAGTCTTAACATCAATAACTTGACCATCAATAACACAGTCCATGTGTCCTTCGACACCTTTAACTTTAACATTCTTCTGTTCATCTGTAACTTCATGTCCTGCAAGTCTTACAAGAAGAAGCACAACTTCCTCAAGCATGTGACCATAAAGAAATTTAATAAATGTTTGAGGTGCTATTGAATTACTTTCGTCAGGGTACTTCATGTCATACCATAACTGCCTGTTAGGTTTGCCTATGTTAGACATGCGTAACGTACCTGTTGATCGTTCAGTAGGTGTAGACCAATGACGTATGACTTCTTTCATGTCCTCGCCAAACTTATCTATGACTTCATCAGACAGGTCAAGTGATTTACCCTCGCCAAGTACGGATAGTTTAGAGTAGATGTCTTCTACTAGTGTGTTTAATTTTTTCATTCTTTATGCTCAATAAATCTAAGTTGTCTTGTGTCAGGATGAAACCCTAAAAATTTAACACCAAGTTTTTTCTGATGTTCTGTCATAACTCCTCCTCCTGCACTTTGGTATTGGGCTTTTCTTCTTTTATCTTTCTTTAATGTCTTAACATCAATCAATGTAAGTTCTCCTTCAGTACTCATTGCTATTATATCTACTGGACCAGAACAGCCAGAGTTTTGAAAAACTTCATAGCCATTATCCCACAGCCAAGTGACTGCGTAATATTCTGCGAAGTCTCCTTTTCTATTTGTGTTGTTAGTGTGTTTCATTATTTTCCTCTTAAATTATTACTATTTTGTGATTTAATATATTCCGAAACCATACTATATGAATAAGAGGGTTTAATGCTATCAGGATACCTAATATGTTTATGGTGTAAAATATCTAAATAAGTTTTAATACTTACGTCTTTATCTTCATAGCTTGTAAATATTTTTTTTGCTAACGCTTTGTCTTGTACTTTAATCCATTCCCCTTGACATTTTAGTCCTGTTTGATTATCAATATCCATTAACAAAAGTCCTTCTGTTTTAAATTTATATGTAGCCTCAATAAAACAATCAATTTTAAAATCTTGTAGAGGGTTACTTGAATTAAACGAAGCTAATCTAGTTGTTAAATTTTTAGCTACTCCTATTTTTATCCAATTTGGAAAGGTTGGACTGCTTATCATATAAATAAAACCTTGTTGAGGGTGAGTATTCATTTTATTTATTTGTTGATTATACAGTTTCAACTTATTTTTAAGAGCTGTTTCGTAAAGACGATGTACAGCTTGAAATGCTTTATGCCAGTTAATCAATGTGTTTCACTCCAATTATCTCCTACTTTATATTCACCATCCATCGGACAACGAAGGTTGTAATGTTCTCCTGCTTTAATGATACAATTAACTGCAAGCTCCCCAACGTGGTCAGCAATATCTTCTCGTACTTCCATCTGCCATTCATCATGGATGTTAGCAACAAACTTAGCATCAAAGGTGTTTAAACTAATCAAAGAATCTAACATGGCAAGTCCACGCTTCATAACTATAGCACCACCACCTTGCAATAATGTGTTGAGAGCAGCGTGCTGTGTGCGAATTAAAAGCTTGCGTCCGTCTATTCCCTTGAGCCAGTGCTTGCCTGATGCTCTTTGTACTTTGTCTCTAAGAGTTTTAAATGATGGGTTATTATCAAGGAACTGTTGTCTAAGTCGTTTACCACTTTCCCTATTTCCTCCAACCACACTCCCAAGTTTTGCATCTCCTGCTCCGTAGATAAGTGCATAGATAAATGTCTTTGCCTGATCTCTTGATTCAAGTCCTGCAGCTTTTTGATTAGCTGTGTGTATATCTCCGTTGATGATTTCATTTATGTACTCCTCGTTTTGCATGTAGTGTGCAAGCATTCGTAGTTCTAAACCGCTTGCATCTATACCTACTAATTTATATCCGTCTTTAGCTATCCAACAAGACCTGCATTCTTGCCCATACGGGCTATGAATGTTAGGAACTTGAGCCATGTTAGGGTTGCGATGTGCCATCCGACCTGTAATAGTACCATTAGGTATAACAAACCCATGCACTCTACCGTCCTCGTCCATAGCTTTAATCCAAGAGTCAACTTGTGCAATCCGTTTCTGATACAGAAAGTATGAAGCAATAAGTTTTGCTTGTGGTATCTTCTCTATCTTACCTAGTGTAGTCTCGTCTACAATAGGCTGACCTGTTGGTGTAAACTTTTTAGGTTTCCAACCGAACTCTATTAAGTATTCGCCTACTTGTTTTCTTGATCCAAGATTAAAGTCTTGAAGTTTCCTACGCATAAAAGGTTTAATATTATTTGTAGGTAATCTTTCTTCGTACTCTTCCGGAGTTAGTCCTGACTTAGATAATGTTCCGTCCTTCTTAAGCTTAGGATTTACTTGTCTGATGTCAACTAACTTGGGTTTAAATTCTTTATGTACTTCATTCTCTGCTTGTTGCATCTTTTCACGCAACTCAGCCAAAAGTAATTCGGCTTTCTTTAAATCAAATTGAAAGCCTGTGGTTTCTTGTTTCTTTATTATATCTGCAACAGTCTGTTCAAGTGCAACACATTCCTTATTAAAACCTGCACCTTCTTTTCTTAAGTGTTTGAATAGAACTGTGTTAAGATGTACATCCCTCACACAATAGTCTAACATTTTATTAGAATAGTTTAAGTAGTCTTCAAACTCTATCTTCTTAAAGCCTAATCTAAATCCCCACTTCTCTAAGCTGTGTCCTCCTTCACGCACAGGATTGAATAGTCTTGACATAACAAGAGTATCAACAACAGGTTTATGAGATAGCTTAACACCACCAAACTTTTCTACCATAGGGATATCAAAGCCTATGATGTTGTGTCCAATAAGCCTATCGGCTTTTGTTAAGAACTCATACCCTTCTTGTAATTTACTAGGAGGAAACTTAAATGTCTCTCCTGAGTCAGCGTCCTGTGCTACAATACAATGTATCTTTGTAGCCTTGAGATCATCTGTCTCTATGTCAAATACTAAATCCATAACTATAACTCCAAGAGCTCATTACCATCATCTTCAAACTGATCTTTAGGTACTTCCCTTAGTCTACCAGTTTCTCGATCATAAAGCAAGTGACTAGCTAATCCAACATCGCCTGTGTATCTTGATTTTAAGACACGCATTTTAGTTGTATTAGATTCTTCTATATCATCAGACTGTTGGTTTCTTTCAAGAGCAATGACACAATCAGATAACTGTGCGATACTTTGTGAACCTCTCAAGTGTGAAAGACTAACCTCCACTCCGTTCTCGTGTCCTTTGTTGCCGTCTACCCTGCGTAAGTGAGACACTAAGATCATACCCACGTTTGTTTCTTCAACAATACTTCTAAGCCTAGTCATAATATTATCAATAGACCTACGCTCATCTCCTTCTGATATCGCAGACACTAGCATGTGTAAGTGATCTACTACAATCCACTTACAGTCACACGCTATGATCATGAAGCGAATCTTATTAAAGATTTCATCAATACTATTTGTTCCAAAGTGTGCATGTACCCATACTCTGTTCTTGTTCTTTCCATCATACAAGATATCAAAGAACTTATCAATCTCTTCAGGTGAAAACTGTTCACGCTCTTGGTCTATGTATAATCTAGCGTTAGCTTCTATGGATAAGATACCATCAACAGTTCTTCTCCAATCTTCCTCAAGAGCAATGATCCCTACGTTGCCTGTAGTTTCCTTAATTAACCAATGCTCTAGCTCCCTTGTAACAGAAGACTTTCCAAGTCCTGTACCACCAGTAAGTGTTAAGAGTTCTCCACTCCTTAAACCATACAGCTTATCGTTTAAACCTTTCCAAGGATAAGGTACGCTTTCTTTCTGCTCCCTGTTAAAGAAGTCTGTCCTTGCTTCGGATACATTAATGACTCCGCTAGGTGTGTACGTTTTGGCACTCCACCAAGCCTCAACAAATTCTTTGTGCTTGTTCTGACGGAGCATATCATTAGCATCTTTGTACCCTTCGGGTAGTTTCATTATCTTAGCCTTACTAGGCTGAAACAACATCGCTGCTTTTTGTGCGGCTTCCTTGCCCTGCTTGTCACTATCAAAACAGATAACAACATTCTCAAAACTATCTAAGTATTCAAAGTTTTTCTTAACATCTTTAACAGCAGACTGAGCACCATTCTTAATAGAAACAAAAGGCCACTTACTTCCAAGCATTTGATAAGCAG